CTCCATGTTCACTTTCGGCATCCGCGTTGGCAATCTCTTCTTTCAGAGCGTCCCCAAACGCCTCCGGGAAGAACGAATGGCGGATTCTAGCCACCTCTAGGAGGATGAAGAAGGAGTCGGCTGCGTCTGGGCTGACCTTGAGGCGCCGCTTCATCTCCTCCTTCGCCTCCACCTTGATCTTGGTGGTCGCTCCCTTGACGTGCTGATAGCGCCTGGCGCACATCTCTCGGACGATTTCCCTAGGGAGATGCGCTATCTGGCTTGCTCTAATGTAGTAGACGCCCTGGTACCAAAGCTCTGATACGCGGTTGCTGTAGGCATCCTTTCCTGGCGTAGGATCTGTCGCCGATGCAGGTAGATCTGATGCTGCTCCGCCGAATTGGATGCGGTTGATCCTAGGGCTCCACTCCTGCATGAGGATCTCAGAGAATGGAATACCGCCACCTGTCGAATCCACGCCAACATCTTCGGGTTGAACCCCTGTTTCCTTGCACCACTGTACGAACTGCCTGGCTAGCTGGAAGTTACGAGGGACAGTTTTGTCCGTCACATCTTCGTGGAACTCCTTGGTCAGTGTAACCGCCAAGGTCATCTTCCCCTCTACAGTCTCCCCCAAGACACCTTGAATCCCGTAGCAGCGGTCACCGCCATTGGTAAACGCTGGGTCAAGTGCCGCCAGCTTGACGATGGGCCCTTTCCAGTGAGGGATGGAGACTCCTCCGTTGGAGATGATCTCTATCTCACTGTAGATCTGACCGCTCTCTGAATCCTGCGGTGGGAAAGATCGGCAGAATCGCCAGTAACCAATCGACGTTGCCGGGAGTTTGTCGTGCTCTCGCTTCTGTTTACGTCCGTAAATCGGAAATACATCCTTCTCATAGTCGAAGTTGGGGCTCTTGGTGCCGTCAAAGTGGAGACACCAGCCACGCTGCGTCTTCCATTCCTCGTCCTCTACGGTGACAGAGTTGATGCCGGCTTCGGGTTGGATGAACTTACCGAATGGATCCAGCCAGCTGACGTGGTTCCCTAGACCAATCATCTGAAATACGGGATTCATCGAGAGGTTGGTCTCGACCGCTTCCAAGATGGAGTCCGTCAACTCAGGCAACTCATCGGCTATGATAATCAACCGAGGAGCCTTCATGCCGATCAGTCGGCCAATGGCCTGGGCTTCCTTGCTTTGACTACACGGAATCAACTCAATGCCAGCCTTGTCACTGGCCGTCGGGTCGGACGCCTTCTCGGATGTCCGAATCTGGCCAAAGCTGTGGACGTACTTACCCGGCAGCCTCTCCTTTGCGCCGTAGTAGTAGTCCCGGATCGAGCCCCAGATACGCTTCTGGGCGTCCTTCATGGTGGTCGATGTGACCAACACCTTGGTCTTCTCTGGGTCACTGAACCAGTTGATGATGCCCCACATCGCGCCCCAGTCGGACTTGCCAGTGGAACCTGCACCGGAGATGCCCAAATACTGATACTCGCACGCCTTCTCTGTCATCTTCTCGGCCCAGGGATGACGGATGAACTTCTTCTTGGCGCCTGTGCCCCAGAGTTGTTCGACCATCCACCAAAAGAGTTCTGCCCTGCTGACCTCGATGCCCTTGTTCAGGGCCTCCTCATAATAGGCGAACGCCCAGCGAGCGACTTGGATCTCTGGAGTTTCCACAGCCACAGGCAGGCCCCAGACCATTTTGGCCTGACCTTTGGGCGTGTTGATGTAATAAACTTTGCTCACTTTTTGTTACTGCACTTGGTCATCATCTCATCCCACTTGGCGCACAGAGAATCCGCCTCCTCCTTGCTTTCAATCGAGTCAACAGGGCCGTCGGGCCAGCTGCATCCCAATGCTAACCTTGGCCCCACAATGTGGCCCAAGAATGAAGTGACGATCTTCCACCTATCACCGTCAGGCATCACCTTGCAGTAGGATCCATCCTTGGATTTAAGGTGCTTCATCTACTTCGATTTCCGTTCGCTCTTCTTCTTTTTTGCGGACTTTGACCTGAGTGATCGTGTAATCGATTGCTTGTGGAGAGTCGTCCGGAATGACTCCAGCATAGCGGAGACAGTCGATGAAGAACTTCGGGGCGAGATTGTCTTGGTCGGTGAGTCGCCTCCTAAAGCTCGTAACGCGGACTCGAAAGCGTCCTGTGTCGTCTTCTTTTCCTTTCGCCTTTGCCAATGGTTCATGGCGAAGAGCTTGTTCAAGCTCGGCACGGGATGACGGATCAAGAGTTTCATACATCAGGACTGTTCCAGAGGCCCCGCTCACAAAGCATTGAGACGGACCTAGCAAGATTGGGTTCACTTGAGCAGAGGTTGTGATGCTCTCGACAGAGAGCACGGAAGTGGCGCTCATCAGAGATCAAAGAGCCTGCACGTCCCCGTGAGTGATGGCAGTCCGTCGCAGGCTTTTTGCAGGCAGGCCATTGACAGACAGGGTTGGCCTTCATGAAGGTGTCCCTGACCTTGTAATAGGATTTGAGACGCTCCCTCTGCCTCGATGAAACCTTCTTCATTTCTTCCAGTAATCAGCATCATCGTCATCATCGTCTTCGTCCTCCTCCTCTATCTCGTAGATAACTTCCTCCTTGTAGGCTTTGATTCCTTCGAGAATTTGTTTGGTCGCAAACGCGATCAACAGTAGTCCTGCTGATACGATCAGGAAGATGATTGCGATTTCCATTGGGCCTCCAGTGTGCATTTGATTCTTCGCATCATCATCTCACACCACCAGTCCTTGGCGACTCTGATGTGTTTGCACTCAGACTTTTTACCTTCGCGCACCTCAACGACACGTCGCAGTGAAAAGTCCTCGCAGCTGCACATCCCGTTGAAATCAAACTCGTCCAGATCAACGAGGAACTTGATTCCACGGCGGCTGCTAGACTGGACATAGACCCTGAATGGTTCCCCTTCTATGGGTTCAACGTCCATCAGAAGAGGCTCATCTGCTTCACCGGGACCTTCTTCGGCTTCCTCTTCGAGAGTTCCTTGTACATCGCCGCCAAGACCTCAGTGTCCGACTTTTCCACAACCACCACCGTATCTGGAAGTACGCTATCCTTGATTCGGCCCACCACCTTCTCCAGAGACTGGTCTCGTCGATCAACAAACTTCCCAGCAGACTTCCGCGCCTTGGCAATTCCCAGACGATGAAGTTTGTCTTCCTCATTGAGTTCGTCGGCACGCTGCCTCACTGAGTTGTCGATGCAAGCCTCCAGGAAGGCGGGGAGGTATTCCACGTCCTTGGCGGTGATCCGGGTCAGCGTGCGGATCAAATTCTTGGTGATGAAGAATGAGTCGAACTGCCAACCCATCTGATCGCACACAAACCCGTAACGCAGTATGGCTTTGGTCAGGTTTCGCTTATCACGGTAGAACACACTCACGGGTTTATCGTGATAGAACTGTTCGTGGATGACCTGAAGACAGCGGTCAATGAGATCAAGTGGCGTCATAATTCTAGGCTGTAGGAGTCAATGCAGTCGCAGAGGTGACGATAGAGATCATCAACTTCCTGCGGGGCTGGACCTTTGTCGGTGCCGTATTTGTTGATTGATCTGAGGTGATTCTTGAAGTCGGTGAGGATGGCCCTGTAATAGGGGCCGTTCTTGAAGTCGTCGTACTCCTGATCGTTTTCCGGCAGCGTGAACTCAATCGTGATCTTCATCGGATAGCTTGTTGATCCAGTAGTAGTATTTGGCTTCTCCGCGCTCATTGATGAATCTTTGTTTCTTGGCATGACCAAATTCCATCAAGCGAGAGAGCTGCCCCTCAAAGGTCCTCATGGCAACACCGGCCCTCCGCGCCCAATCCATCTTTGTCCTCCATCCGGGAGGAGCCTTTGTCGTGTTCAGTGACAGTGCCGTGATGGTTTCACGAATAGACTTTTCCTTTGATGATCCGGAGGTTTTGGACATCGAAGTCTTTGTCGTGGAGTTCGACGAAGGCGAATCCGTGAGACCAGTTGTTGCGCGAGGCATAGTCGGGTGAAATCTGACAGAGACAGCCAGTGGACCAGGTTGTGATGAGCTTGCCGTTGCCGTCTCGTTCAGAGTGTTCAGAGCGTTGATGGAAGTGTGAGCAGAGAGATGTGACCTTTGTCCTGAGAAACAATCCTCGAGCAGGATTGACCGGGTTCGAGATCGCAAACCGGTACTCATGACCGTGAAGGACAAGAAGGGTCCCGATGTTGATCGCCTTGAGGTGATGGACGAACTCAATCCTGCTCTTGTCGGGTTTGACTTGAGCTTCCCAGGTCGTCGATGGAAGACCGACTAGTTCCGGTGCTTTGCTCCAGAGCTTGCGATCCCACCACAACTCATGGTTGCCCTGCTTGTAGATGATGCGGGCCTTCTTGAACTCGTTCTGAATCCAAGCCAGCCCCTGCTTCACTGTCTGGATCTCACCGATCATGTCCCTCTTGGAGGGGTCAGTCTCATGGGGCGAGAACGAGTAGTTGTCTGCGAAATCGCCGTTGATCAGAACGACAGAAGGCTGGAGCTTCTTTCCAAAGGAGACCGCTAGTTCCAGAGCTGCCTTGTCGTGATAGGGTATATGAGCGTCGGGTAATATTAGGACACTCTCGTTCCCATCAATTTTGATGGGCGTTCTGTCGGCTGGAGTCTTCGGTTCCGGGATGGTCATTGGATGGCACCAAGTCTCTTGGCCAGCCTGGCTGTAAGCTCCAGATCGTTAGCCAGATACTTCAGTGCAGCTTCTCTATCAGTCGAGAGGAGAGCAGCAAAGTCCTTTCCGCTGCCGCTCTTTTCGCCCGTACCAAGAACGCGGCTCAAACGGTCGAGCGAAATGAAGGTGTTCTTCTCACCTAACCTCCAGATCTCAGCGAGGTCGATAACGTGGGAATCGTTGAAGTAGCGGCCCCTCTTGATGCCCTCACAGATCGGCACTGACTTGATCCAAGAGCGACGGATCAGATAGGGCAGGTCGAAGCCAACGATGTTGAATCCGATGATCTTGCCGTAGGAATTGACCTGATAGCGGCACTTGTCCCAGAACTTGGTCAGCATGGAGACCTCATCTCTGGTGTCGCACTCGACTGTCTCATCCTCGCTGTCCATGTAGCCGATGGCGCAGACCTCGGAGAGGGTGGCATCGAGAGCCGCTCTACTCATCACCTCAGTCTCGTGCTCAGCCTCCTTGGCAGCGATCTTGTCAGGATCCTTGTAGTTGGATGGAGCTTTGAAGGAGGGCATGATCCCTCGCTTCTTGATGTCGTCCAAATCGACAGGACGAGTTTCAATGTCGAAAATCAGGAAACCTTTGTTCATTTGAGGGTTGGCCCCCTTTACCCAGGGGCCGTGAGCTTTCGCAGGGTTCATCCACTACTCACACAGTACCTAACCAAAGATCATCAAAACGGGACATCGTCGTCCGCTACCTCCGGTTTTACGGGAGCCGCCGTCTCAAAGGATTCACCAGCTTGGGGCTCGACGGACTCCACCACAACAGGGGCCGGAGAGTCAACCTTGCTGCTCCGGAAGTAGTCATCGAGATACGACTGGAGCTTCTTGTCCAACTCGACAGCCGCTTCGTGGGTGGCCGGCGTCAGATCCACCAGCTTGAACTGCGGCACCTTGAAGACGACGCTGCCCTTCTTGCCCTCCTTAGAGGATGCGACTGTGATGGCCTTCTTGTAGAGGTCGTCACCGGACATCTTACGGAACTCGAACCAAGCGCTCAGTGCAGCGCCACCCAGCTGGATGGAGGCGATCTGGAGCGAGGATCCGATCTTGGCGCCGATGTAGAGGTTGGCCACATAGTGACCACCAGAAGCAGCAACACGGTCCTTAATCGTGGCATAGAGGCCATTGGCCAACTCACCGCCCTTGAACGAGCGGACGACAAGAGGCTCAAGGCGCATGTTCCGGACCTCGTTGGAGGAGATGCCAGACTCGGAGGCGTCATGCCAACCCTTGATCGTACTCAGCTCGTCGAGGAGGACGAACTGGAATGGAAGCGGGACAGCAACCTTGCTCTTGGCTTCCTTGTCGTAGTGAGAGAACTCACCGAGTTTGCCGCTCCACTCGAACCAACGGACCGAGGGATTCTTCTTTGTTTCTGTGGGATTTGATCGACTCATAGTAGACTCCTTGTTTGGAGGTGCGACGAAGCTATTGACTTGACTCTAGGCTGTCAACACTCATTTTTCAAAGCAGCGTGAGTACGTTGAAAAATCATCAGCAAGTCATTGAAGCAAGCCCACATCTGACGACGACGGCGTTGGGTAAACAGCTAGGTGTGAGTGCTTCAACGGTGTGGCGGGTACGCAAGACCCTAGGCCTTGAATCCAACGGCAAGCGGGGAACTCAGAGGAAGGACCGCTCTACCTGGGATTGGTCCATGAAGAACGTGGAACTGGCGAAGATCCACGGGCTGAGCCGTCAACGGATCAGTATCCTCAGAAAAGTCTATGGGAAGGCTCTGCCATCTGCTAAGAAGGGCGCCCGCAATGAACGAGAAACTCGATCAGATCGAGGCCGAGATCACGCGCCTCAAGAAGCTCCAATCCAAGCGTCAGACAGTGCAGCCGTGGGGTAGTCGCCCTAAGCCGCGTCTCTCGCACCCGCTCTTAAAAGAAAAAACCAGCTGACCGATAGGCGCCCGTTAAGGACCTATTTAGGAGGGGTCAGCTGGTTCGGCCACCACTCAGTGGCCTAAACTCTTGCCTCTAGGATGTAGGCAAACGGATGGGGTTCCACAGGCTTGAAACCCAGCGATCCGTAAAAAATCTTCAATTGAGCGTCTTTCAGGCCGTCGTGCTCGGTCTGATCCGAGAAGGAGTCGATCTCGATGAAGACCTTCTTGGATGGCTTGTAGGAGAGAGCCTCCTGGACGAGGGCCCGGCCATGACCCTGAGAACGGTAGGTGGGCGCTACGAAAACGGAGGTCAGGCGGATCCAGTCGTCCGTCTCCGTCATGATCAGCCCAGCCACGATCTCATCACCGTCGTAGCGGGTGACGCTGAAGAGGATCTTGCTATCGAAGATGTGGAGGGCGGTGATCATCAGTTGAGAGAGGGGTCGCCCAGGTCAGTGGACAGGCGGGTGATGGCGCGCTGCACCTCCCGGATCAGATCGTTCAGAGCCTCCTTCGATTTCAACTCTGAGGTCTCGTCAATGGAATCTCGCTGAGCCTGGATCAAGGCAGCTGCCCCAACGTAGAACGCACGCTCCACTGCGTGACGGGCTTCGGCGGTGAGGTCAGGGTAGACGCTGTCGAGGAAGTTATCTAGGAGCGGTGTCAATGCATTCATTTCGGGGAGAGGCTAGGGGAGAGGATGAGGAGGCGTCAAGGGCCAATGCATCAGAGTATTGACAGGAGCTAGACGGAGGCAAAGGCACCTAGGAGAGAAGGGAGAGAGGAGGAGGCTAGGAGGAGGCTGAGAGGAGGAGGCTAAGAGGCAAGGCTAAAGGAGCAGGCTAGAAGCGAAGGCTGGGAGGAGAGGCGCAAAGAGGAGATGACGAGAGCAGGCTGAGAGGAATGGCTGCAAAGGGTAGGTGACGGGAGCAGCTGCAAGGGGAGAGCTTTTTGAAGGGGGGAAAATTTTTGAGAGGTGTACCCGTCACAGCCACCCCCGCGAAAAGGGGCCCCGGCCGGCCTTTCTCAGCCTCGCCCAAAAAAATAATTCTTAGGCCGGCCCGCGCAGAAATTAATGGTCCCACTCCCCCAGTTTATTTGTCACAATGTCACGAATTCAATACAACAGCTATTGTGGCGAGCTCGCCGGAGTTGCTTCCGGTATTGTTTCGACATCGATTACCGGACAGCTGATGGCGGGCGACTGCACGGAGAACACGCTGACGGGCGAGCCGGCGGGCGAGTCTAGGCCGAATGTGCGACGGGCGATGCGGTCCACGGTTTCCAAGCTACTGGACAAAGTTTTAATCTCTTCAACCTCTAGCCTGCCGTCTGCATAGCTATCGATTTGGCTTTGCAACCTATCCGTTGTCTTTAGCACCTTCTCAAACCAAGCCGAAAGCTTCTCCCTTATGGCGGCATTCAATGCTGGCATCTGGGTGGCAACGCCTGTTTCGACTGCTTTCTCAACGGCTTTCTCCACTAATGCTGGCGCTTCTATCGTTGTCTTCCTACCGCCACCTAGCATCTGTCGCTTTGGCCACCGGTAGCGCATTGCATGGGAGTAGATGGTGGCTTCCTTGACTCCGGTCGCTTGGCTGATTTCGCCAACACTCTCTCCGTTGTTCCACCTCTTCTTTATCGCTCCCCAGTCTACGCTCCCCTTTGCCCTCCTCCCCTCCTGTTTTGGCCTCTCCTGTTTGGGCTCTCTCTGTGGTTCTGCCTCCGTCGCTGCCGTGTCAACACTCTGTTCCATGTCCTCCGTTTGCATTCGTCAACGGTCTCGTTCACAGCCGTAACCGCAAGAAAAAAAGCGTTGTCAAACCCCTGTAAACACTGGCCTTTCCCTCTCACCTGCAAAATTCCCGTTGACGTCTCTCGTATCCTCATGCAATCGTCATCTCGTCGACGGGACATCCGATCGATCCCTCCGGAGGGTTTCCGGTTCACTAGCTCACCATGAAAGACACGCTCCTAGACTTCCTTGGCCTAGCCTTGGCCATCATCCTTGCAACCCTCGTCGTCATCATTCTGCCGTTTTGAACCGCTTCCCTTCCCCCTCATGAAATCCCTTCTCTCCGTCTCCGCCGACGCCAAGACCCGCAAGGGCGAGTCTCGAGGCTATCTTACCGGCATCCTGTACCTAGCGCCGTCGACAGTCTCCGGACGTAATGTATGCGCTTTCGCTTCACCGGCTTGCAATGCGGCGTGTCTTTATTCTGCCGGACGCGGCGCTTTCTCCAACGTGCAACGAAGTCGCGTTGAGAAGACCAAAGCTTACTTTGCCGACAAGGCTTTGTTCCTATCCACCCTAGGCGACAACATAGCTTCCCTCATTGCCAAGAGCGCCAAGGAATCAATGCGCCCGGCAGTTCGTCTCAACGGAACTTCGGATATTGCTTGGGAGCGTTCCGGCCTTATGAACCAGTTCCCGACCGTCCCTTTCTACGATTACACAAAAAACCCCATTAGGTTTGCCCAGTTTCTCGCCGGGAAGTTGCCCAAGAACTATCGCCTGACGTTTTCCCGTTCCGAGACGAACGAAGCGCAGTGCCTAGAATTCCTGTCTAAAGGTGGAAACGTCTCGGTCGTTTTCCGGAAAAGCCTTCCAAAGACATGGAAAGGCTATCCTGTCGTGAACGGAGACGAGACCGACCTCCGTTTTCTCGATCCCAAAGGCGTCGTGGTTGGCTTAGTGGCAAAAGGAAAGGCAAAGGCCGATGTTTCTGGTTTCGTTGTCGACTAATGCATACTCCCCGCCCTCATGAAAAACCGATACGATTCCCCCTGTAAAGTCTGTCACGAAATAACTCCTGCCGGTCTCGGCACGTTGGAAAAATCCCGTGGACGGTGGACGGTGATTTGTGATTCATGCTCCGGCAACGTCTCCGGTCTAGTCTGCGTCCGGACGTCCTCCGGGTGGACTGGAACGCGCAATTCTAGGGGAAGGTGCGAGGACGCGCCATGTTGCGGATGCTGTACGTTCTGAATCCCCCACCACAGTCTCCGGGGAATCCCCGGGGATTGAATGGGTAATTCACTCCCACACCACACCATAAAATGAAAACCTGGACACCCGTCAAAACGAACCTTCCGAACCTTCATCTTTTGACCATCGAAGGGAAAGAAATTGGCTTCACATTCAATCCCGGATCCGAACCCGGCGAGCTCAACGCCTGGCGTATTTTCCTGGGCATAGGCGAGCACGCACGCCTTGTTGGCCACGCTTGGACTTTGCCTTCGGCGAAAAGGATCCTGGAATCCGTCGCCTGAAATTCCCCGCGCACAATTCTACGCTCAATCCCATGTATTACTCTATCCACACTCGTTTTCTTCCCGCCACCAATTGTCGTGGTGCACGCATCAAAGCCACCCTCGGCGAAGACTCTGCCGTGATTCCGTACCCTTACGATTCAACGGGAGGGAATTGCCACCGGGAGGCCGTTGAGACTCTCTTGGCTAGGCTCCGCGTTGAACGTCCCGATGGGTTCTATTGGAACAAACCATTCGTTTCCGGCGAGCTCCCGGACGGATCCTGGGCTCATGTCTTTGTCGACTAATCCCCCGCGCCCAATTCCCCATGACCCCCTCCGAGATGCTCCCTGTCTGGACCCTCATGGCCAAGCTGTCGGCAGTGTGGCTGGCAGTCGGGGCAATCCCCCTACTTTCCTGCCAGTTCGCGCCTGACGTTCGCGACCGGTTCCTCCTGTGGTTCGTTGTCCCCGGAACCGCTGGATGTTTCGTCGCCTTCATCATGCTTCTCCTGATTTGACGCGCCCAATTCTGCGCGAATGACCCTCCTGAAATCTGGCAGCGCCGGGTTTCATGGGGATCCTTTGCGGTCCATCTATGGAAACCATCACTAATCCCACACACATCCCGGCTTTCCCTAAGCCATACGCTAAATGGAAGCCCATGCTTCTCGCCCTAGAGGTCAACCAATACATCCGCGTCTCAGGCGAATGGAAGGAAAACACCCTGCGCCAGGCTTGCCTTCGCTCGTCGATCAATGGCCGTCGTTACAAGCTGCACAAGGAGAACGGCGAGGTCCAACTCTGGAGGATGCAATGAAAACAGCATTAGACAACGCCACCCTCGACGAAATGGAGGCTAGGGGTGGATCCTTCATCAAAGCCCTCGCGAAGGCTGCCAGGTATGCCGACGACGAGAACCTGTCGCGCATCAAGTCGGTCTGGTTCTACGAGTGGATGTACTACCAGAAGATGGTCCCAAACCTACGCGTGCGATTCCAGGAGGCCCAGTGAAAGCCATCACTGAGGATGTGGCCAAGGTCTTCGGTGTCACCGAGGCCCAGATTCTAGGCCGGCAGCGTTGGCAACCCCTGGCGCTTGCTCGTCAGGTGGCCATGGTCATCGTCCTAGAATCCCTGCCATTCAACACGATCCAACAGGTGGCAGTCTATTTCCGTCGCGATCGCACGTCCCTAATCCACGCGCGAACTGCTGTGCTCAACCAAATCACCTACGACAGAAAGCTGGCCAGGCTGGTTGAGATTTTGAGGAAAAAGCACGTCAAAGGGATTGACGAACTGCTCGAAGTCGCCTAATCCTACGCGCATGGCAATTAAGGCTTGCCAACTTCATCCAAGGATTTTGCTCCATGCGGGCGGCAGAGGTGGCCTGTCGTCCGAACCGATCCGCACGCCTGTGCACTCGGGCCTTAACGGGGCGCCACCCTACCCATTTTCAGTGACGACGGACGTTCTCCTTTAATCACTAAACGCCCCCTTGGCGAGGGGAGATGCGGCTGGTAGCCACCAAGACCAGCAACGGCAGGGCTGACGAGAGTCCCGACAGGCCGTGGAAGGGACCGGGAAACCGGTTAAGCTGTCGGATCAAAACCGTGGGATCAAACGGACTTTGAGAGTTGATAAAAGCCTCCTACTTACACCTCCATTTCCATGGGGGGTAAGGGGGGCTTTCTCCGGGGATATGGCCGGCCTTTGAATGAGAGTTAAGGAAGAAGGTAAGAAGAAGGGTAAAAGGATATACCTCAAGGATACTCCTAGAGGATAAGCCAAAGGTAGAAACCAAAGAGATTTCCCATAGCAAACCACAAACAAAATGACTGATCCAACGCTTGCAAACATAGGGTTGACAAGAGACCAGGTGATAGCCTACTTTGGGCGCGCACCTAAGACTCCACCCCGTACCACACCGCCGAAGGTTGTCTCCTCGGCAGCACCTGAATCGGGGCCGGCTGTCAGGCGCTCCATCCTCAAGCTCAAGTGCACTGGCATGACCTCATTGCAGATCGCCCGTGAGCTGAGAATCACCACTGCCACCGTCAACCGCATCATCGACGAACAAACCCTAATCAAATGACTGAAGAACAGATCAAGAAGGCCGCCATTCTCTACTGTGAAAGGTCCGGCTTTGACCCTTACGAGACCAAGAAGGACCCTTCCACTGGCCAAGACATAGTGCGTCTGGACATGGCCATACGGATGGTCGCCTCCCACCTCGTCATCACAGCCTGCATTCAGGATGTCGCCCTGGAGGAACTCCAATGACCGCTAAACAGAACCTGGTGGCCCGCTTCATGGACTCCTTTGGCCAGGAGTATCCCAAGGAGCCCACCATGCCCAAGCCCCGCGTCATCACCCTCCGCTACGATCTGATCAAGGAGGAGGCCGATGAGCTTCTTTTCGCCGAGACCTTGGTGGAATACCTCGATGCCATATGTGACCTGCTGTACGTCGTGTACGGCGCAGCCAATGCAGCCGGCCTGAACGCTGTCCTTGTCGAGGCTGCCTTCCTCGAGGTTCACCGCTCTAACATGAGCAAGCTCTGGACGCAGGCCGAGAAGGACGCCTACAAGGACGGCGACCTGGAATGGACCCCGCGGTTCGATCAGTGGATCGCCAAACGGGATGGCAAAGTGATCAAGTCCCCCTCTTACTCTCCGGCGGATCTTAAACGATTCGTCGAAAGGAGGTGATAGAGCATGAAGAAGAAGAAGAAAGGTATGAAGAAGTACTAAGGTAACGTTGTAGTTTCATGGTCCTGGGGCGCGCATAGGAACAACGCGCACTTACTAAAATGAATCACCCCACACTCATTCCCACAGATCTCCCACCTCCGGATCCCCGTATCAATCAGCAGTATTTTAACGCTAAATACAGGGCTTGGCTGCAGCGCCGTGGCCTCACTGACCCCTCGTTCAGGGCTGAGCTGGAACAAATGGACAAGAACAACACCCAACGCCGTAACCGTACAGGCAAGAAATGAACACACTCACACTCTGCACAGAGCTTAGAGCCTTGGCTGAGGATCTCTCTGAGGCGCCGGCTAAGCTCTTAATTGAGGCTGCTGACCGCCTGGAACTGCTTCAGATAGAGTCTGAAGATTACCGCGCCATATCCACCAGGAAACAACAGGATGCGGACTTCTGGAGACGGAAGCTGATCGAGGCTGCCAGGGGTATTGGTTCACTGAAACCGTCTGTTTTAGCGGTCGCTGAAATGGGTGAAAGGGGTGGGCGATGAGCGATCATATCGGTGAGACCAACGGGATGATCGACCATATTGTTGAGCCCACCAAAATGGTCTGCCCTCACTGTGGTCTGCCTGCGGATCGCAACCAGAACGGGATCCAAGGCTATCGGTGCGGGTCGTCCTACTGCGAGTCATTCAAGCCTCAGTGGGCTCGTTCGATGACGTGTCTGGAGATTGAGAACAAAAAGCTCAAGGGCGACTTGGATCTGTCCTACTTTGGCGAGGATGCGCTGATTGCTAACGTCCGGAATCTGAGGGCGCACATCAAGCGGCTGGAGGAGTTTGTAAGATCATGTGCTAACAACTTCGACTGCGACAATGACGCGCATAAATGGAGCACTCAGTGCCGAGCTTGCGATGCTCAGAGATTGATAGATGCCAAGGAGGCCAAGCCATGAGTGATAAGGGGTGGTTAGCAATACCTTGCATGCTGCTGGCCGTGTTTGCCTGTGTGGTTTTAATAACAACAGTATTCAATGAAGGCGTTGATAAAATGAAACAAGAAGCAGTTATCAATGGCCATGCTGAGTGGGTGTCCGATCAAAGCGGAAAAGCAGTGTTCAAATGGAGGGAATGCAAATGAGCGATTACACAGTAACGAACACCACTTCACTCACGCTTGAGAAGTTCAACACAGAACCCGTGATGGCAATTCATCTTGATGGACGAGTGACTGTCAGCGACAAGCTCAAGCCGGATGAAGCAGCAGGTAAGGCTGTCGAAGCGTTTAAGACTCAATGGATGGCCGACGTACAGGCCACCAAGATCCGCGAGCTGCAATCCGACGTGAACGCAGCCAACGAACGCATCAAGCGGCTGGAGGCATTCCTTGCTGAGGTTTCGAGACGGTGGGAATGCAAGTGTCATTACGCTATCCAGAAAGAATGCGACTGTTGCCGCGCAGAGGGACTGCTTAAGGAGGCCAAGCCATGAGAGACACGCCAAGGACGGACACGGTGCTGGTTGCGTGGGATCTGACTCCTGAGCCAAAGGTGCTCATTGAGCATGCACGCCAACTCGAACGCGAACTCAACGCAGCGAATTCCATCATCCGACAGCAACAGTTGCTCGATGAGGAAAACCTCGGGCTAAGGCAACGCATCAAGCGGTTGGAGGAGGCTGGGGATGCGATGGAAGATTTGCTTGGTTATGGAGTAACCATGCTCGATGAAAAGCGAAAGGCTTTGGAAAGATGGCGTGCAGCCAAGGAGGCCAAGCCATGATCTACTGCATGGCTGGAATCGTACTGCTCACGGTCTACAGCGCGGTACTTACGTTCTACATCATCCTAACAATTGAAAAGCACAACATACTGTGCGGAGCTGTTAGAGACCTAAATGACAAACTGTCGAGGTTTGAACGCAGTGATGAGTGGGGTCGCCTTCAAAAGCCGTTATCCGATCACTACACACTAGGCACTGACATCGCGGCGAACAAGGAGATCAAGCCATGAGTGACGAGACGCCAAGCCAAGTGGATCTAGTCGGCCAGTTGTACGACGAGAACCAGAAGTTAAACGAATACGTCGCCCAGCTTGAGAAGCGTCTAATAGCCCAATGGGACAAGTACTACTCGGATACAAATTACTACGAAAAACGCATGTGCGCGTTAATAGAAGCCGGAAACTCAATGTATGAGTTTATCAATCCTCCAACACCCTGCATGAGAACAACCAGAATGGACAACCTGTTGCAGGGATGGGATGACGCGAAGATCGGAAAGGAGGCCAAGCCATGAAGTACAAGCTCCAGATGCTGCCTAATTGCGGCCCCAGAGATGGCTTCTACATCGTCAAGCCGGACAAGAAGATGATCTTCGACGTGAATCCAGTGACCATCGTGAAGGAACTCAACAAGCTGCTGCGTGACATCAAGAGCCTTGAGGTCGTGCGCGATAGGTTGCTGGAGAACGCATTGATCGTTAAGGAGTCTGGTAACAAAAATAGGTAAGCCTTTATTACACAATCAGTGAACGATACACCTCCCAAGTGTAGCGAGCATCCCCGCAATCCTTTTATTCTGTCAGAAAACTAGGTACGAATCTCTCCATGAACGACCGTCAACGATCCATCCTCAAGAATGCCGGCGTCAGCGGCTTCAACCAGCCCAAGCGCACGCCCTCTCACCCAACCAAGAGCCATGTGGTGGTGGCTAAGGTGGGTGATCAGGTGAAGACCATCCGCTTCGGCCAACAAGGCGTCTCTGGCAGCCCCAAGAGAGAAGGCGAATCCAGAGCAGACAAGGCTAGGCGCGAATCGTTCAAAGCGCGTCATGCTGAAAACATCGCCAAGGGCAAGATGAGTGCGGCCTATTGGTCTAATAAAATTAAATGGTGAAAGCCCTATCCCTCTCCATAGCCCTCTCTGGCGTAACCTTTTCACAGGTCGCCATAGAGAACCTGCAGCTGCGCCTGGAGGCGCCCTTCGAGGCATCGTCCTATCAGTGGGAGCTTCGAGGCCAACCCATCCCAGGTGCAACCAACAAGGTCTACCTCATCGAGCAGGCTCAGGAGGCAGACGCCGGAGGCTATCGTGTGGAAGGAGATGGTAAGGCTGCCCTGTACAAGGTGACCTTCCAGAGGGCTGTCAGGATCTTCATCAACAACGTCGAGGTGAAGGGCGATAGGGTGGACATCAAAGGACCTTCTCAGATCCGCTTGGTATCCTCCTTTGGAGTAGTTCCTATCCGCTTCACACTGGACGGCTCAGAGCCCACCTCCAAATCGTACCTCTACAAGACCCCGATCATGGTGACCGATGGTTGTGTCCTAAGGACCGCCATCATCATCCCTGAAGGAGATTCCGTTAAGATCAACCGCAGCTACAAATGAACGAAAAGATTGAACTCACTGACGCCGAGTACTTCGGCATGGCCTTCATCTACGTCCACAAGGAGACGAAGAAGGTGAAGATCCTCAACGTGGAAGTGGCCAAGAACTGGCACAAGACGCCAGACGCAGACAAGTGGGATCACACTGCCACCATCAATACCCACATGTATCTTGAGAGCCTGCTCAACGAGTCCAAGGCAGCCCAAAACAAGAGCCTCAAGGGTCTGATTGGAAAATGAGTGAGGAGAAGCTCAAGAAGACCATCCAGAGGCTTGAGGAACAAATGGAGCTGACGGAGGATCTCCTCCTAGGCGCCCTCCTCATGCTCGATGAGCTAGGGGTCAAACCCAAGACGAACCAGCTCTTGGAGAAGGCCAAGAACCACCGACCAAAACGTACCGTTTACAAATGAAATCTAAAGCCAACGCCATCGAGCCCAGCCATTACACAGACTGCGCTATCCAGCCCTTGGACTACATCTGCGCCAACAACCTCAACTTCCTAGAGGGGAATGTGGTGAAGTATGTGACCAGGCATAAGGCTAAAAATGGTAAAGAGGACCTAGAGAAGGCCCTCTATTACCTGCAGAGGCTGATCGACCGTGAGTACGGGGTGAACCCGGACTAATACTCCGATTCAGACTCTTCCTCGTACTCGCCCTCGGCCTTCATGCCCATGGACTTCATGGTCTTATCCATGTAGTCGAGGTGATCTTCCATGGCGTACTGCACGGCCATCTCCTCTTTGATGCCACGGGAGATGTTCTTCTTGGCGGCTTCCAGGACGCACTGACCCCAGTATTTGTCGCCGTACTTCTGTTCCAGTTCTTTGAGTTTCATGTGTTATTTAGAGAATCCGAAGGCTTGGTTGAATGTGTTGATCAGCTGCTCTGGCAATGATGCGCGAGCTTCATCGGCCGCGTTTTCGATTTCGGTCAACATCGGGGCGCCGACACCTGTGGCTGCGCGCTGAGCTGTGGCTGTGCTGATGGTTGGCTTCAGGCTTAGGACAGCCCTGGGCGTCTTTGCCAGCACTGAGATGAAATTCTGCATGGCGGCATTACCAACCATGAGATCAGTGAGAGCGCGAGCCTGAGTGACCTTCCAGACGAACTTGGCCAGCTCAGAGGAGTCTAGCTTTCCTTGAGGCCCAGTCATCAGCACGCCGCGTTGCCACTTCATCAGATCCTGGGCCAGCTCAAGATCGTTAGGGCTCATGATCTCGCGAACGATCTGAAGTCGGTTCTTGTCACCAATCAGTTCATCGAGGCTATTGGCAGTCTTGCTAGAGGAGATGATGTGATCAACGAACACCTCAGCAGCCTTCTTGCTGACAGCCTGCCTAGTGGCTGGAGTCAGCTGAGCCATAGCGTCCCGCACTATAGCTGGGTTGTTGCTGCTCAGAACAAAGTTCCGAACGAACTCATCCTCGTTGATGTTGGGATTGAGAGTGCGAGCGCGGGCTTGAGCAGTGATCTCGTTCTCATATTGGCGAGCCCGATTCACAGCCGCGTTCACATCCCTAATCACTTCACCCCTAAGTGCCGGATCTCGGATAGCGCCGGCCTCAGTGAAGGCCCTGTTGATGGCATCCTCTTTGACACCACCGTAGACCGGAACAGTACGTCCAACAGACTGGGCTTTGGCTGCATCATCCAAAACACTCTGAAGGTCATCGGCTAGAGCCTTGGATCCTGCGAGAGCTTCACGGGTTGCGTCTGGCAGCTTTCGGAAGTTGTTGGCCAAAACCTGTGAGTTCTCGAAGTTTACACCGTTGATGTCCAGAGGCTTGATGTCACGGAGCGAGTCGAACATTCCACGACGGATGTTGTCGAACTCAGCTGGTGTCAGCGTCTTGCGGACTGCATCAAGCGCCTCTGGTTGAGCAGCCATCTCAGAGAAGAACTGCTCAGAGTTCTGATAGGAGTTGCGCTCACCAGTCTTTCTAAGAGCCTTTAGGATAATCGGGTTCGATTCAAGCGTTTCAAACCTCTGCTGTGCCACAGCCTGAGCTTTCTTGAGTAGTGACTCAGCATTTCCACCAAGTTGCCTTGCAGCCGCAAGCTCATCCTGTTTCAGCGCATTTCTCAACTTGGTCAGCTGAGCCTTTCCGAATCCTGGAGCAATCTCAGTGATTCCACTGAAGGCGTCATCGATCTGCTGGCGAAGACCAATGATCTGATCAACCGTCTGCGGGCTCTTGGAAACGTCCTTGAGGTTCCTAGCCAACCGAGTCGCCTCATCAAACAAGGCGGTGGGCTCGGCTGTCGTAATGGTTGTTGGCTGACCTCCAATGATTGGAGACGGAATCTGTTTGGTCTTTTGAACTGTGGCCAAAGACGAGAGAACATCATCAACAGCAGACTGAAGATTTGTCGGAACGTAGGATGCTGTCTGCCCACCAAGCCTAGCCACTTCTGCCTGATATGGAGCATAGGCCGCCGTCACGTTCTGGCTCAGACGATCAGCCTCAGCGCGGATGGAGTTCAGTGCAGCTGTGGCATTCTCAGCAGTGGTTCCAGTGCGCGCCACACCCGGAATTGATGTGTTTAGCTGTGCCTCAACCAAAGCCTCACCGCCTCGTTGAGTGGCGCCAACTTGACCAGCCAATCGTTGAGAAGCCGCCTCAGATGCCGCTGCCAGTTCACGCTCGGCAGCCATTGACGCACCAGCCGGAGCTTGGCCAATGGCCTCTCTAACACGACCCGGAATAGCCTGCTGTGCGGCAAGCTCGCCACTGCCAGCAGAGAACTCTCCGGGAAGATTACGTCCGGTCTGTTGAGCGGCAGTGAGAGGCGCTTGGCCTTGGCCGACGACTCCCTCTATGCGGCGACCAGCTTCCTTTGCAGCGCGTCCAATCTGCTCTTCTTGAGTGAGTGCTCTAACTGGTCTGGAAGCGAATCCAGCAGCACCACCAACAAGACCCCCTACAGCCCCCGGGAGATAGGTAGACAGTTGAAGCGTGGAGTCAGTGATTTCCTTCTGGGTCGGAAATCGGCCTTCGCTCAGAGCGGTATCGAACACATCAGCCAGAGCAGACGTGGCTTGAGAGACAGCAGCCTGCTTGATGGCATTGACTGCCGCAGATTTGAGAGGGCCGCCGAGACCTTGAAGGACGTTGAATGGAGTGGCTCCGGTGATGGCTGAAGAAACCGCTTGTCCAGGTTTCATCTCCTCACGTTTTCCAAGACCAACTTCGGCTGCTTGAGCCGCAAGTTCTCCTGCTCCGGAAGCGGCGCCCATGGTTCCAGCCGCAATCAGCGCACCGCCAAGAGTAGTGGCTGGAGCAGTTGCTAAACCGGCGACCGCAGCTGGACCATAGCGAAGGATTTGCGCTTCAGTTCCTGGAGGCGCTTGTTCCCCCATGGCGACACCAACTGGAAGAGCGCCGCCTCCGGGCCCAGCAAGGCTTCTGGAAAGAATCGATCTAGTAGCCTCATCAGTGCGCGGCGTCAGCGACGGCTGCTGGGCAGGCGCTTGAGGCTGGGCAGACTGACTCTGCTTCAGCATCTGATCCTCCCTCATGCGGAGATTGCCGAATGAGGCCTCAGAATTGGATGGCTGTTGATACTGGCGAACAGCTTGAAGGATCTGATCCTGAGTAGGCTGGGAATCAGACTCCAATTCAATGCGTTGGCGCTTTCCGTCCAACTCAAGATCGACAGCAAATCTAGGCATTATGGTAGAGGAGTGATTCCGAGGATTTTGATTCCGGAAGGTGCTGGCTGAGACTGGCCAGTGGGTATCTGGGCGCCTTGGCCAGTTGCACCGCCAACGCCCTGATAGGCAGAGGCCCAACGCTTCTTGATGTCGATCGGAAGAAGGGGGCTCAGCTTGTACTGATTGACAGAGTATCCAAGAGAATCGCTGAGGTTGTCTCGGAATCCTCTAAGCGAATCAGCGTAGTTGGCGAATGTCGGATCGCTGATGATGTCTTTGAAGGCCGCCGTTTCGTTAGCCGTCAGCGCGGTTCCAAACTGGTCACGCCTATACCCCTGAATGACCTGGCTGACCTTTTGGAATATCCTGTTCGCCTCCTTGCTGGCTTCAGGAACATCTTGTCGATTGATGGTGATGTTCTGAAACTTAAGGCGTCTAGCATCGAATGGTCCGACATAGTCATCGAATGCTCCTTTGCCGTACTTGCGATCAAACTTCTCGATCTCGCTGGCAGCCTGATCAAGAAGGACAAACGATTTGTCCTCAGACTTCACATTGTTGATCTGAGTCCTGTCAGCGGTCATTGCGCCGCCACCCGTAGAGATCTTTGACCAAAACTCCTCCACATCAGTCTGCGTGTACGGAATGCCTTCACGCTTCAATGAAGACAGCTGGGAAATGAGCGCATCAGCGTTCATCTTCACCTTTCCAGAATAGGCGCCCTGAGCGTTGTCACGAAGCATCTTCAGCGCCTCAATCTCATTCAGCCCTTGGCCCATGAGGTTGGTGACCTCGTCCCAAGTGGCTTGAGATGTGTTTCGGTCGTTGAACAGCATTCTGGTTTCAGCGACCTGCTTCCTGCCTTCGATCAAGTCCTTATACTTCCTCTCCTCGAAAGCCATCTTATCAGCAGTTTCAAACTGCTTCCTCATGTTCTGGTCCCACTGGGATCCAGCTAGAGATGGGTTGCGCTTAACAAAGTCCAGATAGATAGCTTTGTTTTCTGGGGCAACCCAACCTCCCTGTGAACGGTTGATGCCAGACTCCAAGTTCAACGCCTCCGCCATGGACGCATTGACCTCGTTCTGGCGATTCAACGCACTGAGCTGCTGCTGATTCTGAAGGAGTTGAGAAGTTGTGTTAGCTCGATTCAGCTCCATCTGAGCATCGCGCATCGGCTTCATCTCCTCATACTGCCGCTTCTGCTCCTGGAACCTCAGCCCTTCGAGGATGTTGCGTCCCATCTGCTGGCCAAGCTGGGCCTCAGCAATGCGACTCTCAGTGATCCAGCTTGGGAATTGTGTGTTGAGACCCATGATTGATTAGCCTCCAAAGTTCAATCCAATGTTCATTCCAGAGATGGCCCCTCCCATCGCCCCAGTCGATGGCTGAGACGGCGCCTGAGTACCCCCAAGGCTACCCATGGACCCAAGGCTCTGTCCAAACTGATTGAGGCCGCCTCCAACAATGGTCTGCCAAGACTGCGCCGCAGAGAGTTGCCGCTGCAGCCATTCCGCATTGTACTGGTTAGCCCTGTTCTGAGCCGTCACCTGAAGCTGCTGCGCCGGTGAGACGAACATGTTCGATACATCGAACTGAGGCGCAGTGAGGTTCTGCCGAGCGTTGGCCAGAAACTGATTACTCTGCTGCACCCCCTGATTCATCAGCTGCAACGAGGTCAGGCCGAGATCGCGTGCAGTGAGGTTGCGTCCGAATTGACTACCCGACACACCACTGGCCACAGCCCTGGAAGCACCAGCCCGTTGGATGGCACGTTGCACATCCTCCGGGATTTGGCCAGCGAGGTTGGCTTGGATGTTCTCAGATGTCTGTCCAACGATGTTCTCGAAGCCAGGGACGGCAGCCTGAAGCGACCTCAGCAGTCGCTCTTGAGCACCCTCATTGACCCGTGAAGCCAACTCCTCCGCTTGACCAAGAACGTTGAGATTGGCGGCTGTAGCCGTTTTGATCTCTTCGCCCGTGTCGATGGGCTTGTAGCCCGGAGCGTTGACCTTCTTCTTCATTAGGTTGCCGAGAGTTGAAATCCCGGCACCTATGCCAGCCGTTGCTAGTCCAGCCCAACCCATATTAGTAGAGGACCGGAATGGATCCGGCGCCAAAGTTACGATAGTCGATACGCAAAGGTTCTACCACGCCGTTCCCAATGTAGTGGGAAACTTCGCGGTCCAAGATCTGGTAAGCCTTGGCCTCATGGCCGGACGCCAGCTGCATCTGATTCTGACGGTAGAGCTTGATGGCCTGCATCATTGAAGAGAGCGCAGGGATGTTCGCGATGAGGAGGAAGTCGTTGTCGTTCTCAACAGGCTTGTACTCCTGGCGGTACATGACAGTGACCGTCTTGGTGCAGTCGTCAGGAATGCCACCAATCAGAGACCGCCGATAGACAGGACGAGTCTCGTTCCACTCGTACATACCAATCTTCTGACTATCACCAGAGATGATGTTGTAGTCGTAGAGATTGATGTAGCCGTTGGTCTTGGGCTTGATGATCTCTGTGATGCCGGCAAGAGCGAACTGAACCTGTCCAGTGTACGGGGCAGAAGGACTGATCGGGATCGGCACCCACACACCGTCTCGGTACGTTCCAGAAGCGTCCTGAGTGCGGATCCAATTCCCTTGGCAATCGTACCCAAGGAAACCCATCTCCAGCCCCTCTTCCTCAGCCTTCTGGGTGATGAGCTTGATCGTGTATCCGTGACGGATATCCTTGAAGGTCACTCCAGTTCCACGGTCAAACATCTGATGCTCACACTGGGCATCGCAGCACCGGATCCCGTAGCCGGATTCCAGGAACTCGAACCACTCGTTGCGGATGGTCATCGGACTACCGCACAAAGCGATCGACTCGATGTTGGCCACATCCCTAGGCCAGGTGACGCAACCATTGGTCACGTTGATGGCCAGCTTGTGGTTCACATCCCACCAACGATCGGGCCCCATGAGGAGCCTCTGGGTGGCCTCATTGAGGAGCTGGACAAAGGCCGGGCTGCACGCCGGGACGCCCAGAGTGGATACATCAATCTGTGATTTGGCGTCTCCTAGAGTGGCTTTCATACAGGAACGATACGGGAGGCTTTGAAGACAATCCTCCACTTGGCTTCAACCATCAGAGTCAAAGCGCCCGATGTTTTGTTCCAAATTTGAGGAGCATCGGACTGAAGATTCGGAGCAACAAGATATGCCTTGGTGGAGTCGTAAGATAAAGAATAGGCGGGCGCATTCAGATCAGCCCCAGTACCATCGATATACGCGAAAAGATTAAACACATCCACTTCATCTCCAACAGAGTATCCGGCATCAGTTTCAGTGCATATCGCAACTGCGCTTACCAACGTGGGCTTATTAGGAGAAAACCCATGAATCCACTCGGTGGTGTTGTTGTCATTTGGAAGGCTCAGCTGTGGCGATTCCCTATAGTAGCAGGTTGCTGATCCCTGCGGAGGAGCGTATTTCGGATTGAGCAGCTGGAAGTTCGTACCGTCATACATGAAGATACAGATCATTCCGGCCTCAATGTTTCCAATGGCCAGAGCTTCTGATCCGTACTTCTTTACTACAGTTGGAGTCAAACCATCCAACTCCAACGTTACAGATGTTGCACTGTTTGCGTTGGCAACTTTAACAATCAACAGCCTGCCAACAATGTCAGACAGAACAGTGACATTATCACCAGCAATAGAGCTGTTGATCTCAATCGCGTTGGTCGTTCCAATGTCGTTGAAGTAATACTGCTCTTCATCTACACGCTCCCATGCACCAGTTGCGGAGTCATAAGACCGGATGGCCAACACATGGTTGTTTCCATCTACCTGAAACCAAATCTTATCGTTGTCAGCCGGTGTTGGTGTGTTGGTCTGAACAATGATCTGGGAGGCTGATGTGGGTAGAGTGACCCGCATCGCCGCAGCGAATGCATTGACGGTGGCCTGCCAATTTGTGGGACAGAACCCATCGGGTAGGTTCTGTGCCGTGGGGATTAGGATTGAGTTAGGCATTGGAGCAGGCTTCGCACTCGTTCTGGACTAGATTCGTTGTGTCGCAGTCAGGATCAATTTCACCAAACTCATTCTCAAAGCGTTCATCGGCTAGGACGCGCAACTTTCGCATTTTGAGATGGCCTGTCATCTTCAATCTGACCTGAAACTCATATCCGTTGGTGGACGGATAGGGAAGTGATCCACATACGGTAGTGGGATCCACCTCTGGCTCAGGCAACGCCACCCGAGTCTTTACTGGAGGCTTGCTGAAGAGAGTGGGCAGACAGCCTGTAGCGCGATTAGGAACGCTCTTGCAGACATCAAAGTTCTGAGACCACCTAGCCCAAGGACTCCAGCAGCCCTTAACGTCGCTCTTGTAGAAGGCATCTATGGCCACATTGCCAGAGAGTTCGCTCATCCACATCTCAGCGCTCTTGAGCATCTTGAGAGTCAAAGGTAGATCGAACTGATAGCTCTTAGTCACCAGTTCCCACTGGATGTCAGCACCGTCGTCGGTCCACTCATCACGGCTGATCTCCCAGATGCCGATGTAATCGTTGTCGTCGAGGCCAATAACAAAGGCCCTCACGCCATCGATGTTCTGGACGGTGACCAGCTGGAGCACTCTATCAGTCAGCACCCACTTGCCATCCCAAGCAGGAGGAACCTTCTGCTTGATCGTCGAGACCAGATCGAAGTCCAGCGCCACGCAACTCCTCCACACCACGCCTCGCTCTGTAGCGACAGGATTTGTTGTGGTGATGAGGCGGTTGTCGAAGTTGATGGAGCTGGACCAATAGAGCAGGCCACGATCGTCATGGCTCATGATCGGTTCCACCTCGCGGCTGACGGGAGTGTTGGCCCAAGTGTTCCAATCGCGCCGGGCGAAATAGAACGAACGGATGCCGTCAGTGGACCTGAAGAAGAGATCTCCGTTTACCTGTGTAATCGATTCGTGAGACTCGGCGCCATTACGAAGCAGGGCAAACCTCTGGATGGGCTGCTGAAGGTTCTGCCACTGAGTCCGGTCCGTAGGGGCATCGAACTCAAACACACCGTTTGCGGTGAATACCATCAGCGATCCTTCACCAGAAGCTGTGTCAGTCTTTGCTGAGAACGATAGCCCAGTGACCTCTCCAGACTGCCAGGGCACCGTGAAGGCACCGCCCTCAGCGATCACATCATTGTCTGTAAATCGTAGAACATTAGCCGTACCAAAAGCGGGATCTCCGTAGATGATGTCACCGCCAACGAAATCTCGACCACGGCCAACCCAAAGCCGGCCAAGACCATAAGCCATAGGGCCACCTGTTGGCACCTCGTTACGGTAGGCTCTACGGACTCCAGCTCCGTCCCAGATGATTGGCCTGCTCTGTCCATCTTGGATGATCTGATACTGATCTGCCTGGACGAACCAAGCCTTACGAAGCACTGGTGAGTTGTCGTTTACACCTGTACCTAGTGACAGCTTTGTCGCAGTGATGGTCGAGGATCCCAACGGTATGGAGATGATCTCACCACTTATGGACAGGGTAATGTACAGGGAACCATCGAGAGCAACGTACCCACCAGCACCTTGGAAACGACCGCCAGAAAAGAGAGCCTCCACGGCGCTGTTCTCGTAGGCGAGATTGATGCGATTCACCCCTGGGCGAGGCTTTGGCATGCCACCCCTGAATGTCGCATTGACCGCCTCTGCTACCATGTTTGCAGGCAGCAGACTTGGGTCGCGCCCAGAGTCCACGCCCCCTTCACATGAGAGGAAGCCGTCCTGCTTGCCCTCTGGTATGGCGGTCTCTGTGATCATGGAATCTTCTCAACCAGCATGTAGAAGACTTGGTCAGTGTCACCATTCAGGGGAGACTGGATCCTAAAGCTCACACCGTTGGTGATGGCGCTGACGCAGATTGGGTGAGTGGTCTGGGATCCGTATCGGGTCAGGAAGATCAGCGTGTTGGTCGTGACAGTGGTGTTGGCGATCACCGCATTAGCCGGGTTGGCTCCATTCAGGGTGGCGATACCAACACGTCCGTTGGAGTTGTCCTTGATCACCAGGCCCTTGCCGGCAGTGGCAATCGTGATGTCCCCATAGGCCGTCAGATTGGTCGTCGTCAGCGCGCCGATCGTAGCCAGGTTCGTGATGTAGGCGCTTGAGATGTAGGCGTTGGTTGCCGTCAGAGTCTCAACATTCTGAGTGGTAGCCGTAAGGTTGCTGATCGAGGCCGCATTGATGTAGGCGTTGGTGATGACAGAGGTCGTACCATTGTACGCCCCACTCACCGTCAGTCCATTGATCACCGCGTTGGTGGTGTTGGCCTTGGAGTAGATGGTCCAGTTGGTCAGCGATGAATCCAGCTGGTAGATGACTCCATTGGTCAGCACCGCCAACTGACCAGCGTGACGCCGCGCCAAGGGATAGACATTGAGGTTGGTCAGATCACTGTAGGACGAAAGGCCCGTCAGGAGTCCGCCATAGTTGAAGACCGGAACAGCCGCTCCGTAGTTGGAGTTGGTGGCCGTTGGTGCAACTGGGCCAGTGACACGAAACGTGCCTGGGATCTGGGCCAGAAGCGTGAGCGGAAGCAGCAGTAGAAGCAGGCGGATCATAGTTTCTTTTCCAATACTCGGAGACGTTGTTCGTGGTCATCCAGCTCTTTACGCTGGTTGGCCATCAGGAGAATGGTGCGTTCGATGGAGTCTAACCTAGGAACCAACAGATCGAAGTCGGACTTCAGCGCGAACCAGGTCTTGAGGTAGTTGAAGAGGAACCACCAGATGGCTGGCCCAAGGATGACCACCATCTTGAATCCTAGATCAATCCACTTAGATACCTCTTCGTAGGTCTTCATTTCGCATCAGGGAGTGCGTACCAACCTGTTGGGATTGTGACTTTGTTCACGCTTTTGACGGACTGACCCTTGGAATCCATCACCCAAACCCTCGCCTTGACAGGCTCTGCCAAACGAACCGGCTCCCCGTCAGGAACCAGGATTACCCTTGTCGCGCACCCGCTTGATGCGATCAAGCAGACGCTGACGAAGAGCCGGCTGTTTAGTGACATCTTCACTCGTCTGGTCTTTCCGTAGAAGTGACTCAACGAATTTGAGGATGGCGGTGACGATCTGTTCGATCATTCAGCCTTGGGAGCAGCAGCCTTCTTGCTCTTGATGCTCCACACGATGGTGGCCAGAGCGATGATGCCGCCGATGACAGCTTCAGCCTGGGAGTTCTCGATGGCGATGCCACGGGCAGCCAGAGCGCCTGCGCCAGCCTGGAGAATGGCCCGGATGATGACTTCGATGGTTTGCTTGTTCATGACTTCTTACGTTTCTTGTTGATGGCTTCGCGTTGAACCGAATAGGCGATGGCCAAAGCCTGCTTCATCGGTTTGCCACGCTCAAGCTCCCGCCTGAGGTTGGACTCAAATGCTTTCTGAGAACCGCTGTGCTTGATCGGCATAATCAGAGAATGACCCAAGATGCTCCGGTCTTCACCCACTGAACCGGAACACTGGGGTTGGTGATGTTGAAGTAGATGGAGCCAGTGGGCGCAGTCACCACACCGTTGGGATTGACGGTGGTTCCGCTGGAGATGAATGGGTACACACCGTTGATTCCGCCAACCAACTGGGCTGGAGTCATCTTCTTGGTGGTTCCACTCGCAGCTGAAGTGGTGTCGCTGACATCCACGATCACCAACTTGTCATTGGCGGTGTCGATCGTGGAGATCGACGGCAGATCGGTGATGCGCTTGTTGGCCATGATCAACTCCAGGGAAGAGGAGGAACGATAACCGGAGGGTTGATCTGGTTGTTGATCTGGCTCTGCACAGACGCCTCAGTGGCGGTCTTGTCGATGCCAGCGGCCCACACCCAGTTGACAACCTCTGCCTCGGTCAGATTCGGGTACGGCACGAAGGCGCTCGGATCCGGAGCCTCGAATGAGGCGGTTCCGTAGCAGGTGCCGGTGTAGGTCTTGCCACCGCTGGTCTGTTCGCCATTACAGCGCCAGGCAGCCGTGACAACGACGTTGGTGAGCGGCCCTTCAGCGGGCTTCACCCACATCTGTTCGATGATCCAATTCATGACTATTCCTTAGGTTCCTTGTTGAGTGACTCCTCTTTGGCGGCTGCCGCAGAGACGAGATCGGTGAAGAAGACGCCAGCGCGGGCAGCTTGGATGCCGCCAGCTTTGACGGCCACGTCGATGAGGTTGATGAGGACTTGAGCCTGTTCTTTGGTGATTTCGATCGTCATAGGAGCGCGATGGTAGCTAGAGAGTGAGCGGGGGCAAGGTTAGTTCCAGAGGGAAAGCACCAAGTTAAAGTGCTGAAAGCTGACGGCATCGTTGTATCCAGCGTTGTAGTAGTTGAAACGGAAAAACGTATTTGAAGGTGTTCCCGTGAACGAGACCGATCCAGATGTTGAAGTCCAACCATCAATGTCTCGAAGATCCCAGTTATACACGTTGCTCCAACTGCTTCCATCTGTGCTTTTCTCTAAAGCTAGACCAACGGCACTTGTTACAACTGCTGAATCAATCTCAGTGTAGATAATGATAGAAATCTGATAATTAGTTGGAACAAAGTTTAGTTTATATCGTGTCGCGTATTGGTTGGCACCAAGGAATGGATATGGATTTGTTCCGCTGTTGTAAGCTGGAATTGATGGAGATTGAGCAAGAGATGGAGCTGAAAATGCCAGATCTGCTCTTTGACTGGAAGACCCTCCACCACCCCCATCGGTGACGATCCCACTAGGTGAACGCCACTTGATGGTGTTGCTTGCGCCATCAACCACCAAGACCTTGGACGAGGTCGTGGAGAGTTCAGCGACGTTCTTGAGGTTTGGATTGGTGAGAAAGTCCATTAGCCGATGACGGTGACGGTGTAGTCTGAACCAGTGACAGACGACGCGAAGATCACAGTGACGGTGTCGGTGGTGGTCATCTGAACGTCGGTGTAGACCAGATCATAGGTGCTACCAGACTTGCGAACCTGCACGGTGACATCGCGTGTCCCAAAGTTGTGCGTGACCGTGAACGAGGTGTTGGTTCCTGCCAAGGCCGTACTGTACTTCCGGCTCAACTGCTGGAACGCGCTGTTGTTGTGGTACTGGAGGGTGTTGCTGGTGCTGTTGTAGTACAGGTCACCCACCGCACCTGTGGGAGCGGAGGCTAGGCCGGAGAAGTTGAGCTGGCCGGTGGATTTGATGCGGAGGCGTTCGGTGCCGTTAGACGCGAGGCCAAAATCGTTGTTGGTCCATGTCCCGATGTATCCAACGGTCGCCGAAAGGTAATGACCAAGACCGACTCCGCTTTTCACGACGTACAAAGACAAGCCGTTATCGGGGACCGCATTGCCGCCGATGATGACTCTCCGACCAGCGTCGATGTAGATGGCATCGCTCCCGCCCACCGCCAGCGCGAGGGTGTCTGCTGCTGGAGAGTAGAGGCCGGTATTGGTGTCGCCAGAGATGGTCAGTGATGGTGCCGACGTGCTTCCAGGCTCCAGCACTACAGGCTGCGTCTTCGGATAGGTCCAGCTGACACCTCCAACCAGCGTTCCGTCCAAATTGTTGGTCGAAAGGTCGTAGGCGACTGAACCAATCCCCTTGGTGAAATCCAAGTCGACGATGGCACCGATGCGTTCGATAATTGCGTTATCAACCTGCATCGTTGTGCTTGACGAAAAGGTTACCCAATACGGCCTAACAGAATCAGAAATGTATTCAGACACATCTGTAACAATAGATCCGGTGATTGGATTTATTGTTTTGATCGTCGTGTTGGTTATTGCGTTCTGAAAAATAATATTTCCAGATCCAGTAAGGCGTTTTACCGAAATTGACGCTCTGTATCTTTTTCCTGCAGTATAAGTTAATGGGTTTGGCAAAATATAAGCGAACCCACCTGCTGTTGCACTAAGCGTAAATAGTGCGTCAAAAGATCCAGAAATCGGGCTTGAGCTGTTTTTTGTAATTGTGTGACCGGAATTTGTGGCAATACTCCAATTTGTTGCTGCCCCATTGGTGCTTCCAGCAACACCGTCAGATGTCCATGTCTCTAACCCGCCGTTCAGCGTGCTCGCGTTGACTAGCTGCGTCTGCGTGCCCCACTGATCCGCAGGGTTGACGCCAGTCTCGATGAGATCCGAAACGTCCGCTGCGGAGAGTGCGCGGTTGAACAGTACGGAGCGGTAGATGATGTGTGAAGGCTGCCCTCCTGCACCGATTCCAGAGTGGAAATAGGTAGATGTTACAGATGTTGCTGCAACAGCAGCCGTAGATGTCCCAATGACTATTCCGTTTAAGTAAAGCGTGAGCGTTGATGTTCCACCAGACGTTGTTCTAGTAAGCACGACGTCTACAATTTGACCTCCGTAGTTTGGAACAAATCCAGAAACTAAAATCGGTGTTGTAAATGTTGATGAAACATATCCAGATACGGCAATGGCATTCGATTGTTCAATAGTAACAAGAAATGCTCCATCAGTGCTAAAAGCAGATACACTTGAGTTTGATATAGCTACAATCGTGCTCGATGTTGAAACAGAGGTTGGAACCTTAAAACGCGCCCACATTGAAAAATCACCAGTTCCAATGTTTTGGCCCGTTAGTGTCGATGTCACCCTCGTGCCGCTCGTCGCCCCATCGAACGCCACCCCAGCGTAGTCGCTCGCAGCAGCTCGGATGGAGGAAGCCACGTCACCGTTAGGAGCATATAAGTTGCCGGTGATGTTGGCGGTGCCAACAACGTGAAGCGTTGATGTTGGTGCAGACGTTCCGATGCCAAGGCGGCCCGAGGCGTCGAGGGTCATCGGATTTATCCACGACACCGTTTGTCCGGCAGTCCCAGATACATTGGAGACACCCCACTGCGTTTTTCCGGCTGTATCGCTAACAACTCTAGTCGCCCATCCGTTTTGGATGAAGATGTAATTTGATCCGTTCCAATACGCGTTGTTTGTAAACGCGCTGTCATTGGATCCAGTATTCGCGAACCAAGTTGCAGCGCGTCCTAGCTGAATCGCTCGATATGCACCGCTCCACGCACTAGGCGTCACCCCCAACCCAAGGTTGCCGGAGGAGTCAATGCGGAGGCGCTCAGTTCCACCAGTTGTTACCGCCCATGTATCTGCTCCGGGTGTAAAGATTCCGGTGTTGGTGTCTCCGGTCCAAGCGTACGTTGGGTTACTCTGGGTTGAAAATATCCCACGAACAAAAGCGCCGTCATTGTTGGCGCAATTAATGACGTTCCCACCCATCTGAATCCAGTTTCCGGCACTATCTACACGGATGGATCCACTGTTGATGTCGATCGCCGCTACGGGCGTCCCCGTCCCGATGCCAAGGCGGCTGTTCGAGTTGTCCCAGAACAGGTTCGACGAGCTGTTGATCGCCGACGTGCCGTTACCGAACAGCACCTGCCCAGCGGTGAACGTCGTGGCTCCGGTGCCGCCGTTGGCCACAGGCAGTGTTCCGGTGACGCCAGTAGTTAGAGGCAGTCCAGTGCAATTCGTCAGTGTACCGCTAGTCGGCGTTCCAAGAATCGGAGTGACAAGCGTCGGGGTGTTGGCGAACACCAAAGCGCCAGTTCCAGTCTCATCCGAGATTACTCCCGCAAGCTGTGAGGAAGTCGTGGCAGCGAACTGAGCAAGAGTGCCGCCTGTGTAGGCAACGGTGCCTCCAGCGCCGAATGCTACGGACGAACTGTCAGTTCCAGTAAACGTGAGCGTGTTGCTGACCGTAAGCGTCTTTCCATCAGCAATCGTCAGCGTGGACCCTGTAGCAGGAGCCGTGATGGTCAACTTGTTGATGCTTGTAGCCGTGGCAGCACCAAGAGTTGGCGTGACGAGCGTCGGGCTAGTGGCCAGCACCACATCGCCGGTGCCGGTGACAGCCTTGAATCCGATGGCCGTCGTTGAAGAGGCGTATGGGATCTGACCTGCCGTGTAATTGCTCGACTGCGCGAAGTGGAATACCCCACCCGACAGCACCATGCCGTTTCCGGCGGTGTAGGAACCGGCTTGTGAGAACTTAACGAATGGAACCGGAGTCGTCCCAAGCGTGCCACCCGCATTGGCCGTACAGACCCAGCCAGAGTCCGCATTAGCAGTTCCAGTCTCGATGAACGTGAACGCGCCAACCAGCTCATCCCAAATGTTAGCATCCAGCGATCGAGTCATCGCTGAAGCAGTGCCGTTCCAGATGTAGATACCGTTCTGCTGAGACAGGCTCTGATCCTTCACCAAGATGCGGGTGGTTCCGCTGGTGAAGGTTGCCGGATCAATTCCGTCGATCAGCCCGGATCCGGGTGCGCTCAGGTTGATGTCCGCCGTGGACGCCACCAAGCAACTCGCCTTGATGTCCAATCCCTGAGCAACCGAGTCAACGTAGCCCTTGGTGGCCAGCGTGGAGCCGGACGATCCAGAGGTGACGTTGCCGCTGTTGATGATGTTGACCCCGGCGATGTCCAGATCCGCAGTCAGAGCGCCAAAACCAGTCAGCGAGATCGACGACTTGGCAGTGGCTGCAGGGTTGTTGGAAGCATCACCGACATAGAACTGGCCCGTAGCCAACGCCAGCCGAGCCAACGGAAGCAGACCGCTTGTGATGTTTGCAGCGTTGGTCGTGTCGGTTGTCGCGGACGCGGCTAGACCAGAAACAGAGCCAGCGGGAATCGAAGCAGACCATTGAGGCTTCGTGTTGGTGCCGTCGTAGGTGAGGATGTAGCCGTCAGTCCCAACGCCCAGCTTTGCAGTCGTAGCCAGACCGCTCTGATAGAGAAGCTCTCCAGCAGCACCTCCAGCGACGTTGGTGGCCGTAGAGGCGTTTCCAGTGAGGCTGGCGGTAATAGTTCCGGCCGAGAAGTTACCAGATCCATCGCGCGCAACCACCTTGGAGGCGGTGTTGGCGGAGGTAGCGTCTACAGCGAAGGTGCGAGCCGTGGAACCATCAAACGTGCCACCAGAGGTGAGATAGGTGCCAGCGGTCAGCGCATTGGCCACCTTGTCAGCGGTCGTCGCCGTCGTGGCCGACCCAACACTCAGCGTGGACTGATTGACGTAGGCCGGGCTCGCACCGTTGCTGGTAAGTACTTGGCCAGCAGTGCCAACATTGAGGAACGTCGTAGTTCCGCTTCCAGATTGGACAAGAAGATCACCAAGAGCACCTCCAGGCTTGTTGGTGGCCGATCCAACACTGAGACTGGATTGATTGACCCACTCAGGAGCGGTTGCCCCAGAGTTGACCTTGAGAACTTGATCCGCAGTGCCGATTCCGAGGAATACGGTGTCGTTGACAGCGGTCTGATATGGAAGACTACCAGCAACGCCACCAGACAGGTTGTCCGCGACACTGATCGTCGAGGCGCTGTCGAGGATCGTTCTAACGGTGGTTCCGTCCCACCACCTCAACGACTTGCTTCCGCCCGTATTGAGCCAGAAATATCCGAAGTCCGCACCTGCCGTGGGCGAAGGATCATTCGCCAAGTTGTAGATGCAGAAGTCCTCAACCTGGTTCTTGTTGAGTTTGATCGAACTAAGGAATGGAACTGCCATAAAGTCTTAGAAGTTGAGGTAAGCTGTGCCTGTTTGTGGTCCAGGAAAATGCACTTTGAGTGTGTTGCTATTGACGTATTCGACTTCAGTCCAACCAGCCCTTCCAGCTGGATCAATGACCCAGACTGTAGGAAATGCATTGAGATTGTGATTCACAATCCACGGGTTGGCGCTGATCGATTGAGTGTGGGTGTAGGTGGTGGTCTGTAGGGCGGTTCTAGCATCAACTGGAGTCTTGCTCTCCAGATACTTGGTGCCGTCAGTGAACACCACCTGACTGGCCGTCAGATCATTGATCCTGGCGTTACCACCCACCAACACATCTTCAGAAGTGTTGAGGTTTCCGACCTCATCAACACTGACTCGCTCAACGCCGCCAGTGGAGATGGCAATCTGATCATCATCCGGGAAGAAGATGCCAGTATTCTGGTCAAACAGGTTGGTGATAACCGGAAGCGCAGCACTCTCTAGGTAGTCAGCGAAAGCAGTGCGACCATCAGTGTAGACCGCCAGCTTGGTCGTGCCGTTGTTGCCTACGACAATGGTGGAGTTGCTGCTGCTCCAGAGATTCACCACCCCATTGAGAGCCTGCAGTGAGAGGTTGGCGTTGTTGGACTCAGCCTTGATCTCAGAAGTGCCACCAGCGTTCTTGGCGTGCAGGCCGATGGCTCCGGTCAGGGAAGGGGAGGTGGTTCCAATTCCAACCTGGCCTGTGGACGAGTTGACGAAAAACTTGTCTACATTGACCGTGAAATTCCCAGCCACCGTCTCATAGCCAATGACATTCAGATTGCCGAATGAGGCATTGTGATTGGCTGCGATGATCTGGTTTGGAAGAACCTTCTTGGTCGTTCCAGAGGGCGCCTGAGAAATGTCAGTGACATCGACAATCACCATCGGATCCGTTGCGGGATCCACCGTGGCTATCGGATTTAGGAAGGTGATTGGTACAGCTGCCATAGATCAACCCAGTATGATTTCGCTGACCTCATCCTCCTGAAGCACCAGATCGAAGTTCTCCTGGGCCAGAAGATTGCCGTATGCATCAATGCACTCAGTGATGACATTGGTACAACAATTCGGATCATTGTACTCCCAGTTGTTTGGGAACGTCGGCGCGCTCATGCCTCATCCTTTTGTTGAAGCAGCAAAGCGTCCATAAAAATATCGTTCAGCTGTTTTTGGGTCAGGCCCACAGCCTTCTTCAGCCTCTTTGTCAGATCGGAGCTTCTTTCCATGGTTCTCCTAGCCACCCACCTGTTGATGGCTATGGCACGGTCGGGCTCCTGAAGCTCTTTGATGGCTTGGTTGAAGGCGATGATGTGACCAGATGCTGCAACGGCTTCCTTGAAGGCCCACATGGCAACCTTCTCAGGCACCAGGAACTTGTACCTCACAACCCACTTGTCCTCGACCCATTCACATACTTCTTTGTTAGGGTCGAAGCGTGGCTTTGGAGGAAGAGCCTCCTCTATGGAAGCCTCGTCCATCATGAAGCCGTGTAGGTGATGTCTACGCCGATGAGGTAGGCGGATCCATTGAGGGTATCGCCAGCATCATCTCCGTTTCTCCACATCTGAAACACCACAAGATTTCCAGCCGATGGCGTTCCTGCCAGTGTGATGGCGGATGTGGCGCTGGAGATCTGAACCTGATTGTTTACGGTCAATGTATCAGTGACGGTTTGCTGTGCTCCGAATGCCTGATCAATGGCATTCCCGTCAGCAAACGCCCTGCCTTGAATGACCCACACCACGTCTCCCGTTCCACTTGCCGCGGTCCAGTAGAACTTGGCTGTGATCGTTCCTCCATCCCAGTTTGAAGGCATCACCACAGTCGCTTGGGCAAACTGGTCTGTGGATTGATCAAACAGGAGTTCGTACAGGTTTACCTTGTGGGTCGATGACTCAGACGTTCCAGCACTGCATCCGCCTGTGATCCGACTCTTGAATGTGCCAGCTGGAATCCAGAGATTCTTTGGAGATGCATCCACCTTGGCCCAGGTCGGATTGGCTCCAGCTCCTTGAGTCTTGAGGAAGTAGCCAGAGGTTCCAGGAAGCAGTCCAGCCCAGGTTACAGCCCCACGATAGAGAACGACTCCCTGCGCTGAATTCACGATGTCCAGCACATTGGTCATCGTCAGTGGCTCAACCTCACCGGTGCCTCCGCTGACACGTCCAAGGATGCGGTTGGACTGAAGGTTGTTCAGCCGGCTATACGAGAGATTGCCGGTGATGTCGGTGGAAAGATCGACCAGACCTCGGGTGATCGTTTGACCAGAGATCGTGATGTAATCTGGAGCACCAGCCAACACAATGTCTCCAGTGTTGGTGCCGCTGGAGGTCCCGCTATGGCTTCCACTGATTGAGGATGTTCCGGCTACAGCCAGAGCCGGGTTGGAGGATCCGCTAAGGACGATGCCATTTACCGTCGCCGGGATGATGTTCCCAAGAGAGAACGTCATCGATGGGGTCGTGGTCGGATTGGTTATGGTGGCACTGACACCATTGGCATTGACCACACCCACGCTGGTCACGGTTCCAGTGCCTCCAGAAGGTGCGCTGTACAGCTCGGTGAAGTTGTCATTGCACTTCTGGAACGCTGTCCTCAGTGGATCTCCGGCCCCATCATTTGGAGCACTGCCGATGTTGATCGTCTGTTGTGCCATGGCTAGTAAGCGAAATCTGCTGTGAAGGTTGTCGTATCAGCGGTCAGCGCAGTGGTGTCCGCTCGATAGTAGGTGACGGAAGGAGATAGAACCTCGATGTCAAAGAGACCGCCACCACCGAGTTGATAATAGGACCTAAAGAGCTTACCTGGGATTCCGTTGACGTTGACGCTCTTATACAGCCATCCATTGACCTGGCCCGTGGTAAAGCCTTGGATCAGCCCAGCCATCACAATCGGCTGAACGGTGACTGTATCTCTAAATCCATCAGTGGAACGTGGCGGACCAAAGTAATCCGGAAACCAGAAGTAGAAGTAGTCGTTTACCGTTGAGTTGGCCTGAAATGGATAGACCCCATAGGTGTCAGACTTGACCTCGCTGTTCTGAAGGGCATTGACTCCTGGCCCTGTCAGCATCGTCTCAGGAGACCATCCCCAATAGGCCCGATTCGTTGGGACTATCGAAGTGTAGACCTTCTTTACGACATTCGATGGAGCGTAGTTCTGAAGGAGGGCTATGGCCTTTACAGTGGTCGTCTCTGTTATGACAAATGGCCCGGTGTAGAGGGCTGAGAGAACTGTCGGAGTCGATCCATCAAGGGTGTAGTAGATCTTCGCTGGAGCGACACTACAGGTGATGGATAGGGTCAATGACCCAAAGAATGAGGATACAGAGGGGCTGATGACGGGATCAGGAACAGGAAGTACCTGATAGCACGTCGGAAGAGAATCAACGTTGCAGCCGCATCCAGACATTAGCTCCAGAGGTTGACTGTCAGCATTTTCATCGGAATGGATTTGCTGGACCCAGAACTATTGATCCAACCAATCCGCCAATAAAGGAACGTCGGCCCAGAGCTGATGATGAACGAGCCCGTCTTTGTCCTAACCGTATCCGCAGTGCCAGCTCCACCATCCAGCTCCAAATTGATCCCAACCGGAGTGAATGAGATATTGTCGGTCGAGTAGGCGATGTCGAAGTAGACATCATCGAATCCTTCATCGGCTTGATACAATGTTATCCGCCCATTTGTCGGAATGAAGTCGCTGATGAATGTGAACTCGGAATCCGATGTGAACGAGGCGCTTTCAGTGAATGTCCAAGTATAGGTGTCGGTTCCGTCGAAGATGGTGGTGCTCTGATTCTTTGAACCACCCGCCACCGAGATCAATCGATTGGTCAGATCCGTCACCACGCCATTGGTGACAGTGATGCATGGAACATAGAGCCCACTGCATCCAGCGCTTCCTGTAATGCCGCTCAATGCTGCGTTTGATGCAGCAGTGATGATCCCATTGGTAACAGTGATGCAGGCGGGAGCCCCGCTGCACCCAAATGTGCCATTTACCGTGGAAACGGGTGTCGTGCTCGTCGTTGAGCCGCAGCCGCAGGTGGCGCTAGATGGGATCATAACAAAAAGGGCGAGGCCAGATTAGTCTGACCCCGCCCCTTGTCATTCTAATTCTTAGGTGCAGGTGGCGAGCGTGTAGTTCGCAGCGCAACGCTTGAAGATGACGATCGCACCGGCCTTCGGGTTGGACCGAGGACGAGGAGCGTAGATCATCTCAGCGAAGTGCCGGCCCTTCTTGAGCAGGGGATCGTAGCACGCATCACCGTCAGCAGCGCCGATGGCGAACGGACCAGTGACCCACTTCCACTCACCCTGATAGCCGTAGGGCGACCAGTTGAGCGAGCCCACAGCAGACTGCGGGCGGACGATGTCGGCCTGGAAGACCTCAGGCGACAGGACCACGGCAGCCTCGTAGGGGGCGCTGGCAGGGCTGATCCAGGCAGGATTGATGTCCTGGGCGGTACCCTTGGTGGTGGTCGTGTTGGACCAGCGAGGAACCTCAACGTACTTGGTGCCGTCGTGGGTGAACCGCATCGGCAGCACATTGACGATGTGCCGGAAGTTCTGGATCACCTTGGTGGCGCCAATCCGCTTCATGAACAGGCTAGGCTCGGCCCAGCGGATGTCCTGGCGGTACTCAGGCACGTTGCGAACCAGCTGCTGGCTCATCTCCATGCCGATGTCGAGCGAGAAGGTCGGGCCGACATCAGTGAGGGAGACGAAACCGTAGCTGTCAGGCAGCGTGGCGCGATTCTGGATCAGCTGAGCCGCGAGGGTCTCAAGCATCTCCAGGGTGACCTGAGAGGTCGCAGCAGCAGCCGTCAGCGTCGAGTTCGCAGCAGTCGGCGTGGCAAAGCCAGAGCCGGCAACATAGATCGGAACTCGGCGAGCGTAGGTGCGCTGGAGATGGTACTCCCAGTCCAAGCGAACGTAGTTGGCGAGGTTCTGGATGTAGCCCTCGAGGAACGCCTCAGGAGCGTGATCGAAGTACAGGTCGTCCTTACAGAGGAGCGGGCCCTTCCAGCCGCGCTTGTACGGGCTGTAGGTCTCGGACTTGAAGCCGACATCAACCTGATTGTAGGTCGTATCGCAGCTTCCGCCGTTCTCTCCGTTGGAGAGGCTAACCGCATCCCAAGCAGCAGTGACGCCAGTAGGAGCAGAGTTGAGGACCGTGAAGGTCGTGTGGGTCAGCCCGGAGTTGGGCTCGAAAATGCCGCGTTGGACGAGCGTATCATAGACGCTGTCGAAGGTGGCACGCTTGTAGATTTCCGGGGACAGGTATTCCGTCGCAACCGGCATGATGTCAAAAACATTTGAACAGCTAATAAGCCTGAAGGGGTTGAATTTAGAGACATCGATCAATGCGGGACACGCGCCCACGCACTCGACATCTTCAAACTGCAATTCCGCAGGTCAGCGCGGTTGAGACCGATTGTTGCTAGCCAAGCAACCGTTAGGCTGTGCGTTAGATGTGGTAAGGTTGTAACATAGTCAATAAAAAAGTGCCCCCAGGTTTCCCCAGAGGCACTTAGCGGGTTTGGATGGTTTATGCGGCCATGGCCTCTCGGATGGCGGACCACATATCTTTTGGTGCGGAGTCGCTGCCAGACGAGACAGCCTTCCCTCCACTCTTTGATGTTAGTCGATCTATTTGAGAATAAGCAGCCTTCAGCTCGTCATGGGCCTTTTGAAGCAATGGCGCCATCTGTTTTCCATACTGGGCGTAAAGAACGGCCTCCGCCAATACCTCTGGTGAGTTGTTGCCAAACAGAAGCTCCTGAGCCGCCTTCAGATTAGTCTCAGCGTCATCACCTTTGAAGATCGGGTTGTCGGAGAACTTGGTCTTGAAGACGTTCTGGAACGTGGTTCGAGCCATGGCATCGGCCTGTACTCTGGCAGCCTCCTGCTTGGACTTCTCCTGGGATTCCCACTCGGTAACATACTTCTGCTCATCCTTGAGGGCGTTCTGCTTCTTTTCGATCGCCATGGAGGCATCCTCGACATGACGGATAAACGCCGCCTGCTTGTGGATTGGCAGGTTTTCGGTGATGGCTTGAATGGCCTGATCTCGCTCCGGTGAGTCGGGCGCCTTGAGCACCTTGTCCACTTCGGCATGATACTGATCGGGAACAAATTTCTTGGCCCGAGAGACAGCCTGCTCGATGGGGGCGTCGAAGGTTTCCCGGAACTTCGGGTGCATTTCGACGTTGAGACGACGCAGAGCCTGGGTCAGCTGATCGTTCTCCTCCTTGGTCTTCTTGAACAAGTCGGGGTCAAACTGCTGCTTTAGGGCGAGAACTTCCGCCTCAAGAGCTTCAGCCTTTTTAGCAGCCTCGTCTCTTGCGGCCTTGAGCTTGGCCCAGGAGGACTTTGCTTCGTCACTTTTGGCGCTTTCGGGTGGAGCTTCATCATTTTGAGTGGCTTCGATGGTTTCCTTGGCGACGACCCTTTCAGCCTTCTTCTCGGATTTGCTATCAAGACCAAGGGCCTTGTCCTTGGGGGACATGGGCAGCGGGTCCTTGGTGAGGTCTCGGTCCTTCTCGAACCGGCGGTCTGCTTCCACGGGCTCAGCAGCCTTGGCCTTGTCGAACTCCTTGGCCTGAGTTTGGAGCTTTGCCCACGCCTCCCCGATTTGGGTGCCGAATTGGGTAGGCTGTGAATGTGCGGTCTCCCGGCCCTCAGTCATGGGGGTGGGAATTTGAGCTTCTATCGTTTTACCTTCCATAGTTACTGATCTTCAAATGTGGGCGTTTCTTCAGTCTCTTGATCCATTGGTTTGGCCAACGAAAGCAATAGGTCCAGAGCGTACTCATAGCCGGCACAGAACATGGCTTGCGAGGCCAGCTGATGCGGGGTCAGCCCCAGTGGCAGGTTGCTCTTGGATGGACGACTGGCAATCAAGGTGGCATAGGCAGCCTTGAAGTCCGGGTTTGTCATAAGCCTTTGAGCGGCAGTGACCAACTCCCCTTCCTTCCGCCACTCCACATGGCTGATTCCTGGATCTGTAGAGAACTTGATGACGTGAGGTTTGCGCTTGAAGAGTCTCATTTCATTAGGGAATCAAGGTCCTTTACGGGGATCTCAATCCACGCGGATGTGTAGTCGTTGATACCCATGCTGACAACATATTTTTTGCCGTCGAGAATTGAGCCGCACGGGAACACAACCAGTGGCAGTCCTTCGATCCATGGGTCTTTCTGACTTCCGGACAACAGCGGCTTTCGGGTCATCCGTTTCATCTTGAATGGTGGCTTGGCCTCGAAGGCGTAGGCTCCCATGTGGTACTGACGCTTCTTCTCGGTCCACGGCGTGGAGCTGTGAAAGAAGCAGACGTACTCGTCACCAACTCTGATCGGAGGACTTCCGCCTCTCATGTGGCCCCACTTCCATCCGAATCCAGGGGTTTCCCACTTTTCTGCTACCTCTCGATTTTCCCACCTAACCACCTGATGCGGCTCAGTGTTGTAGATCATCATCATCTGACCGTCGTGCTCGAAGAAGATCCAGTTCTTCTCGTTGCCTGACTGCATCAGTATGGATCCACCATTCCCTCCGTAGATCGGATCCCACGTTTCCATGGGCTGAAACCCTTCATTGAGAAACGCCACCTGCTGATGCGCTCCGCTGTAGGTCGCATTTCTGTAGATCTGGAAGGTGCAGCAGGACAACACCATGCGACCATTGATCCAAGTGATTCTGGGATCCTCCCAATGTTGATCCTTGTAGTTGCGGTTCTTGAGGTTGATCTCAACAAACGCCTCTGGTTTGTGCTCCTTGTTGAGCCGAAACGCCACCAAGCTGTTCTGACCTAGGTGATGCCAAGGTATGGGTGCTGCACGTCTGGCTATCAGCCAATCGTATCCGTTGGACTGAATGAGCGACGGATTGAAGAACCTTGTGTCAGGTGTCTGAGCCTTACCGAAATCAAAGAACCCAACCTTCCAAGGAGTCTGATCCTTGATGGATGGGGTCATGGCTTGGAGTAGATGCCAAATTTGGGATATTCCTTGATGACATTGACACCAAGGCTCTTTAGCAGGATCAACGCCTTGTCTTGTCCGTCCCAATCAATGTCATCCATGATGATGACAGAGCCTTGTTTAAGCTTGGGCCACCAATCTTTAACAGTGCGACAAGACACCTCTTCACTGTGGTTGCTGTCGAAGTGGATCAAATCAATGGATCCGTCAGCGAAATACCCAAGGCAGTCCTTGTCGTGTTTGGCGATGTGTGAGGTGTAGGATAGAAGCTCGAACTCCTGAATCTTGTCGAAGTAGGAGCCGATGATTCCTTCCCATGGAACGTTGGCCCACCAATCCTTGTTTACATCCGTAGACGTTCCCTCAAGGCAGGCGTCTATGTTCCACGGGTCGATGCCAAAAATGATGCCTTCTCCCAGCTTCTGAAGGCCCATGGCTATGGCGACAAGAGAACGTCCGCCAAAGACGCCGATCTCAACGCATAGTTTAGGTTTCCTTGATTCAACGAGGTTGAAGAGTTCAACCGCCTTTTCATGCGAACACCACCCCTCCATGGGAGGGTTCTGGATACGCAATAGGTTCTTTTCGTCAGCTTTGTTCATTTTTAAATGCTAGGGTTCCGCTTTTACGCGGTTACGGAACAGGCGAAATGAATGACCACCGGCAAGCTCACAAACCCCGGCGCCGCAATACCTCGGCCTAGCGAGGCAACCCTATTGTGCGTCAACCCCCAGTCAAATGCTTTGTCCTGGGATCATTGGCTTCTGGTTGGCGATCTGCTGCTTGGCGATCAGTCCAGCATTCTTGATGGCAGCCTCGTTGACCTTCTGGGTCTGTTGAGCCTGCTGATTGGCTAGATCCTGAGTCGTGGTGGCTTGGGCGATCTTCAGACGCTGAGCAGTCTCGGCATCCTTGAGCGCCATGTCCTGCTGCGCCTTGGCCGCCTTGATCTGCATCATGTTCTGAGCCTTGGCCTGATCCAGAGCGATCTTGTTCTGCGCCTTCATCGTCTCCGCATCGACAGAGACTTGAGCCTGCGCCATCTGCTGCTGCTGCATGGCCTGCTGCTGCGCCTGCTGCTCCAGCATCTGCTGCATCTCATCAATGGATTGAGAGATCGACTTGAACAGCTCCATGAACTGGGCGAACTCCTGCTTCCTGGAGGCGTCCTGCTGGAGACGCGCCATGTGCTGAGCGACGTGAGCGCGTCCAGCAACGAGGCTGTTGAAGATCTCCGCGAGATCGCCTCCCTGTTGAACCGATTGTATACCTTGAGCCAACCACTCGAAGTGCTTGGTGAGGTGAATGATGTCGTTCTGCTTTGGAGTGATCTGAACAGCGCCGCCATCGTAGAGGATGCCGTGCTCAACCTCAGCCTGCCAGTTCTGGTCAGCTGCCTGGGGATCGATCGCGCCACGAGTCCAGTAACGGTTGGTCAGGGAAGGTCCGACAGTGGCCGAGATCATGTCGCGGATCAGGCGCTCCTTGCCGTCCTCAGGAAGTGCCGGGAACAAGGTGGCGTAGATCTGGTTGAGGCTCTGCTCCCGCATGAACTGAGAGCCCTGGCCTGCGATGCGGGTTGCCTTCACATAGCATTTCTCGAAGATCTCGCGAGGGACACCATCGTCCGTACATTTCTTCTGGAACTCTAATGCCAGCCTCAACCACTTGTTCTTCGTACCCTTCGGAAGGTCAGGATTCGATGCGCGCCGGAACTTCTCAGCGTACAGTTCATCCAGTTGCTGATAGTAACGTGCGAGCTGTGTTTTTCCGAGGGTGGCAGATTGAGCTAGTTGAGCCTGTACTTGGTACTTCGTGGGCGGATTACCCGAAGGAAGTTCCATCCTCTGCCGGTACTGGGAGAGGTTATTATCAAGAACACGTCCTAACTGCTCTCCCATTGCAATCGCTGGCTCAAGAACTCCTTGGAGATTGCTCTGCTGGATCGTCGAGACGCCGTTGGGAAGCACTGTGAAGGCGCCAAACTGAATGTTGCTCAGAGCCTGCCTGCCAGTGGGCTGGTTCGAGGTGAGGAAGACAGTGGAGGTGGCAAAAGCAGCATCCACAGCAGCCAACTGAAGCCTCATGCGAGAGGTCAGCAGCTGATACATCTTTACGCCCAGCCCCTTGATCGATTGGTGGAAGCCATCGCCCCTGTCGTAGTAGAAGGCGCACACCGCCTGGCGCATGTCGTCGTAGCGGTTCTCGAAGCGGTTGAGGAACTCGTCGCTAGAAGCATCGATGTCCACCCAAGCCTCGGAGATCTTAGGCTCAGCACCGTCCACACTGAACTCCTTGTACAGGATCTTGGCGATGCGGACCTTGGCGCACTGGGAGCCCAGATAGAGGTCATTGTTCCGCAGGGCCTGCTGCCAGGCTTCCCATTGATTCCACTCAGGGGAAGTCCAAGAGGTGGGCTTGGCGTTCATGATCGAACGCTTTACCTCGGCTACATTCCATCCACTGATGCGTGCTGCTTCTTCGTCAGCGATGAAGTCCCAGAGTTCGTTGACGTTGTAGTCGAACTGGAAAATGCACCACTGCCAAGATGCCACATTTGCACGCTCGTCATCAGCGACATAAAGAGAACGATGAGGAACAGCAGTGGAACGCCAATCCAGAGGTCGGAGGAATAGCTGCGGTCCAGTCCCATAGTAGACCATGTCGTGGATCGAGAGCTGGATGTTGAAGTCCATCTCGTCGTCCTGCCTCTGAAGCCAATCAAAGTGCTTGGTGATGATGTCAGAATAAAGCTGTGAATTGG